CCCAAGAACCGTTGCCCTCAATGCCGCCGCATCCTGGGCTTCATGCCCCGCGCAGGTATTGACAACTACCTCAAGACTATCACTGACGAAGATGAGCGCGAGGCCCGTGAAGAGGGTAAGTGGAAACATCTCTCAGGCTCGGTCTATAAGAAGTTTAGTAAAGCTACTCACACCTATGAGGACTTTACTATCCCCCGCGATTGGATGCGTATTGAGTCTGTAGACCCAGCCGACTCAAAACCCACCCGCTGGTTATTTGGCGCGGTATCCCCAGAGGACATTACTATCAATAGTAGACTAGCTAACAGGATTTACTTTTATGCTTATCTTCTACTTGATGGTTCTATTGACAGTATGGTTCGCTCTGTTAGGATTAAACGCGCCGAGCATGACTACAAAGAACCAGCGATGGTTATTCTCGATGCCAAGTTCGGCACGCGCACAGTCCACACCGCTGAAGCTGAAACATCGTGGGAAGAGGAACTTGTTAAGGCTGGAATTAAACATATTGTCATTAGTCAAAGTGCTCCCGGTGACGTGGCGCTAGGTCACAAACGCGTGAAGGAATACTTAGCTCCCCACTATAGTAAGACTAAAGGAATTGAGTTCCCTGGCATGCTGTTCGCCGCTGTGGGCTGTAGTGGGCAGCGCAGCCCAATCCAAGATATGAGCAACTACCGTTGGCAGGAGGGTAAGGATAAGCCAGAGGAGGCATTCAAGGACTTCCCTGATTGTGTTCGCTATGTTGCCTTAGAGCAACCTCTGTATAGTGTTCAGAAGCTAGATGACTACGAGCCTCCCCCACCTCCAATTCAACAATATAATCCACTCTACTATGGATTAAGTATGGGAGGCATATAGTGGCGCCGGTTATCCCTTTTATACCTCTTATTGCTGCTGGCATAGGTGCTGCCGCTACTACAGCCTCAGTCCTTGACCACCCTACCGCCCCAACAGCACCAACGGTAGTAGAGAACAACACGCAGCAGGCCCAAGCTCAGCAGGCAGCAGCTATAGCCCAAGCCGCAGCATTAGAGAAACGTAGAGGGATGGCATCAACAATTTTGACTAGCCCGATGGGAACTGGCAGTGGACAGACTACTAGCGCTACTTTGGGAACATAGCAATGTATCCAACCTTTGCCGCAGAACGCTACTACGCTAACCTGATGGGCTATTCCCCATCTCGTATAGACAAGAAGCGTACCAATGACCAGAAGGCGAAGGACTGCCAGAAATACCTCCAAGTTCTATCCTACCAACGCTATCCTTGGGAGCCTATGATTGACAACATCATCATGTATGTCAATCCAGGCAGGCGCTTTATTCAAGCTGATCGTGACACAGAACCAGGCCGTCAGACAGGCCAAGCTATCTTTGATGACAGCGCAGTTATAGCCTGCAACATGCTGGTAGATGGCTTGGTAGGCTATCTCCTCCCCCGCAACCAGCCTTGGTTCGGGCTAGAGATACCCGGTAAGTTTAACTTCCCTCACTCTTCTGGAATGCGCTCACGGTCTGGCAAGCGCGTAGACTCCTACCCACAAGTCCAGAAGTGGCTCCAAGACTCTCAAGATGTAATGTACTCAGCCTTCAACCGCTCAAACTTCTACGACGTATCCAGTGAGTTCATGCGCGATGGGGTAAGCTGTGGTACTGCCCACATCCTCAGCGAAGAGGACATCCCCAGAGCTGCAATCGTATTCACTGTCCCCCACTTCAGGGAGATATTCATAGCCAAAAACCAGTGGGGTGTAGTTGACACTTGGTATCGCATCTACAAAATGTCTCTACGCCAGCTAGTAGAGAAATTCGGCCTCGACACGATGACCGAAGCTGATCCCGACTTCAGACGCCAGTACGAATCCAATATGTACTCTGAGCGTGAAGTCCTCCATGCTATCTACCCACGCTCGGACTTCGAGCCTAACCGTGTAGATGCCCTCAACAAACGCTGGGAGTCAATGTGGGTATATCGCAAGGGTGGTAAGATACTAGAATCTCGTGGCTCCTCCACCTCGCAACCCAACGATGCTATGGCTCTCTCTCAAGGTGGCTACGACTCCCCACCTATGACCAGTTGGCGCTGGAGAGCTAACAACGATGAAATCTACGGGCGTGGCCCCGGTCACGATGCTTTCATTTCCGTAGCACTGTCAAACCAGATGGGCCGAACCAACCTTATCACTGCTCAGAAAGCCGCAGAACCCCCTCTAGGCGCTTGGTCAAACCTCCGCAACTCCATTCAATTCGGCCCCGCTGGTGTGACCTATATCGACAAGAACAGCAGCCGTGGCGACATTCGCGCAGAGATGCCCACGCCTCTCTACAATGGTGTCAGCAACCTCCCATTCAACGTAGAGTTCCAAGACCGAGTACGCCAAGCTATCACTCAACACTTCCACAGTGAAGTATTCACAATGGTGTCTCAGCTTACTGCTGGTGGAAAGCTAGACCGTCCCTTAACCGAGCAGATAGCCGAACTCCAAGGTGAGAAGGCAGCTATCCTTGGCACTCGCATAGGCAACTTACAATCTGAACTCCTTGACCCGATCATTAGCCGTGTATTCAGCATTGAAGCTGCTGCTGGGCGCATCCCATCTCCACCCGACATCCTCCTTGAAAGTGTGCATGGCCCTGTAGAAGTCCAGTACCTTGGCCCCTTAGCTCAAGCCCAAACACGCCTTAACAAGGTACGCTCCATCATGACCTTCAACAACCTGATTGAACAAATAGCCCAGCGTAATCCTACTGTTATAGATGTTATAAACTCCGATGAAGAAGCAAGGCAATTATCTGATGCTGTGGGTTATCCTGTCTCATGCTTGCGTGATCCTCGTGAGATTGCTAAAATCCGTGAGCAACGTAACAAGATGCAGCAACAGGAGCGCGAGGCTGAGATAGCTCCTAAGCTGGCTAGGGCAGCAGCATCACTCAGCAAATCTCCTGAAGCTGGTAGTGTTATGCAACAACTTGTGGGTGGTGAAGGGGCTGTGCAATGATCCACACTGATTATTGTGCTACTCATAGTGACCAGCCCTGTAACTGTGGTGCTGCTGAGGCTACTGAAGTTGAGAAGTTGAAGAAGCGTTGTCATAATGTGTTTGGTACTTCCGAGGGGCGCTATGTACTTGGAAAACTTTTAACTCTTGGAGGCTTTGGACAGACGCTTGACCCTAATAACCAAGCACAGATCGGCATGTATAACTTTGCTATATCTATTGCTGATATGTCTGGAGCATTTGATATAGTGTATCAACAACTTGGAATGAAACAAAAGGAAGGGTGACACTATGAAACTACTTGAACGCATCGCATCTGGTGATTTGCAGATGCACCCCAGAGGGCTGTGCAATGGTGGCACCGCTCCTGATTATGACAACGAACGCATGGGTGGGCCTGATGGTATTCGTATTCCACAGGAGATGGGTAAGTGTACCTTTGCGGTCACAAAAGAAGTTGACATTAACATTGGTGGGGCAGGAAGCACTAACACGATTAACCTTACCCCTGACCAGCTGAGGGCTAGCTACATTGCCCTCACCAACGCTGGCTCAGGTGCCACTACGGTCAACTGGCCCGCAGTTCTCCCCGGTGTGGTATTTACCGTATGGAACAATAGCGGTCAGGCCGCTACCTTCAAGGTGACGGGCAAGACTGGCATTAGTGTAGCCAACGGCAAGCGAGCAATCCTTGCTATGGACAGTGTTCTAGCTGACATTGCCCGCGTTACGCCTGATACTTAATGGGTTGGGGGTGGGCAGGGCCAGAAAGGTCATACTGGTTTGCCAGAGCAGCCTACCCCCTTAGCTCTGGTATATAACTATGCTAATGAGAGACAAAGAAATTCTTGGTGTTGTCTACGGCATACGTAAAGATGTTAGGGAGATTCTTAGTCTCCTTAAACCGAAACCATTAACCGCTGCAATAGCAGTACGTTTTACAGGAGCTTCAGTCATGCCAAACAACGCTTTAGTATTCAATGTAGGTCAGCAATCGCAGGCATCAATTATGCCTCTGTTGGCCGATGGTGTAACCCCTTCTGGTGGCACGTTGTCCAATGTCACCTATACCTTTACTGACCCCTCAGCTACGGTAGTCCTGAACCCCGATGGTCTAACCGCCACTTGCACTGGTGTAGCTGCATCAACTGGCCCTGTTGGTGGTACGGCTACTTGCACTGTGACCGACACCGATCAAGTAGTCTCTCAGTGGACGCAGGCATTCACCATCCAGACCAATGCGGTAGCTCCTCCTGCACAGCTCACACAGTCCGTTGCAGTGCAGTTCACTGCACCTGCATCTCCGGCTGGTGGAGTTACTGGTACGACAGCGGCAGCTAAGGAAGTCAGAAGCCACTAAGGAGCAAATCTATGGCTGGCGGATCAGGTAAAGGTGGTAGCGGTCATAGCAACGCTGCCCTAAACTCAGACGAGGATATTATGAATCGTCTAAGGCGTAACTTCAAATCATGGGCTGGTGGGCGTCACCAGAACAGGCGCTCTAACGTAGTCATCAACTACGACAAAAGCCCTAAGCCTAAGAAAAGGGGATAGCAATGCCAAAGAAGCTCGAACGGTGTGTTAAACAGGTGCAGGCTAAGGGTAAGTCTAAAAGCTCTGCATACGCGATTTGTAACAGCAGCATTAGCAAGAAGAAAGGAAAGTAACTCAAATGCCTGAAGCAGCGACGATGGATGCTACGAAGCAAACTGACTCCACTACAACCACGTCCACAACTGACACTACATCTCTAGGATGGCGTGCAGGTCTACCTGACGACCTCAAACAGAACACCGACCTTGTGAACTACAAGACAGTAGGTGACTTCACAAAGGATGCCCTGTCTTGGAAAGCAAAGTCTAGTGAGCTTGAGACTAAGCTAGGTGACTATGTACCCAAACTGCCGGATGACGCAACAGATGAGGACAAGGCTCTATACTACGATGCTTTGGGCAGACCGAAGGAAGCCAAGGAATACGAGTTTGATGGCGAGGACAAGAACGCCCCTGAGTGGACGAACTTCTGGAAGCAGCAGTTTTATGGCCTGGGACTTACCAAGTCTCAAGCCAAGTCTCTGAGCACGCAATTCAATGGGCAGATACAGAAGATAGTAGAAGCTCATAATAACGCGCTCAAGACTGAATCCACTACTGCTGAACAGAAGCTCCGAACCGAACTGGGCGACAAGTACGATACCAACGTAGAACTGGCTAAACGACTATGGCAGAAGCATGGAGAGACTGAATTTGACAAGGCGTTTGCAGATGGCACAGGTGTCAACCGCTACACCATGATCCGATTCCTTCTCAAGATGGCTTCCCTAACTGGAGAAGATCGTTCACCGCAAGGCACTGGGCCTCAAGCTGATAAAGGCGCGTCTACCTTTATCAGCTACGATAAGAGTCCTAAGCCTCCGCAGAAGCGTTGATCTTCTTAACGGAGAGTCGCTATGGCTACGGATATTCAACAGTTGCCGTATCAGACATTCACTGATATCGTGTCAGTGTATTCGTCTCTTGACGCAGGGGCAAAGTTTGTTTTGCCCACGCGTGTCCTCGACCGCATGACGCCATTGGTCAAGATGATTCCAATGGTATCAAGCAACAACATTCTGTCCAACATCGCTGTACGTACAGACTCACTCCCCATTGCCAGCACCCGCCGTTGGAATGAGGGCATCAAGGCTACGGCCTCCAAGAACGCTCCTATCAACGATCCCATTGCCCTGTTCGAGGACTACTCTGAAGTAGACTTCGATCTATGGGAAATCCAGAACAACCCTGAGATGTGGCGTGCCCAGCAGGATATGAACCATATTGAAGGTCTGTTTCAGTTGATGGAGAGCACATTGCTCTACGGCTCCCTCGCAACCAATCCAGGCTCCTTCAATGGCCTCTCAACCCGCTTTAACAACCTTGAGAGTTACCCCAACGGTGATACCTCTTGGAAGCCTAACGTGTGGAGCGGTGGGCTTGCCACTGGCCCAGCAACATCAGCTTGGATGATTGAGTTTGGTGACGATACTATCTATGGTATCTACCCACCCAACACCCCTGCCGGACTGAGCTTTAGGGACTTAGGTGAAATCACCAAGGAACTTGCCTCTGGTACAGGCTCAGTTGGCACCAACTATATGTACCAAGTCCTTCGCACCTTGCTGCGCTGGTACTTGGGCATCCAGATTGCCGATGAACGCTGCGTGCAGCGCATTTGCAACATCAACCCGATTGGCTTCTCTGGCCCTAGTGGATTTGATGAAAATATCTTTATCCAAGCCAAGAACCAACTACCCCGCTTTGGTGAGGCTTCTGGTACTGTAATCCTTGTCAATCGTGACCTCAAAACTCAGATTGACATTCGTGCAGTATCCCAGAAGATCAACACTTACTTCACTCCTCCCAGTGACAACAGCATGGATGTGTTTGGAAAGGCAGTAACCAAGTTCCAGAACATTCCTATCTATGTTGCTGAGAAGATCAGCTCACTCGAAACCATCGTAACATAGGAGATGACATGCCAGTAACCGACGCACTTGCTTATCTTCATGGTACTGGGTCATCTGCCTCTGGCCCGGAAACCTCGACT